CGCGCAGTAATAGCCATTACCCGGAGACGGCAAAACCGCCGCCATCAAATCGAGCGGAGTCATGGGGGTCCTTCGGGAACGGTTTACGAGAGGTCGTCTTCGGCGGTGTCCAGCAGCTTGGTCAAGCGCTTGTACATTTCTTGCACGACTTCGGCAGGCACGTTGTAGTTGGCCATGTAGATGTGGTTTAGCAATTCTTCATCGGTCAGGGCTTGAGGTTGTACTCTTTGCATATTTTTCTCCATGCCTCATCAGCGGTGCTTGAGGTCTGCATAATTTTTAAAAGAAGCTCGACACGGTTACGGTAGGCAACAAACACCTCAGTGCCCGTAAACCAGTTGTATACGGTCTGCCGTGTTACGCCAAGGGCGTATGCGATTTTGGTGACGGGGAAGTCCAGATGGACCGCCCAACGCCCAAGCTGGTTACCCAGAGACTTGGGAGTCTTCGCCACATCGTCTATTACTTTTTGTGAGTAGGCCATGTCACTTTAGGGATTGGCCGCAGTGATAGCGCCGTGTTCGCCACGTGACCACAAAAACTTGGGCACGGCTGTTGCTCCCGCAGCTAACAGATCAGCGCTGGTGTACAACGTACGGTTTGAACGCGGGTATCCCGGCCCAACAAACACGTTCACGTTGCGGAAATGCGGCACATAGGTGGTGTTGTTTATTACGTATGTAGTTGTTGCTACGGTGGGTGCTTTGTCGATCACTGTGTTCTCCTTTTAAGTGGGGGCCGAAGCCCCCGATTTAATTACTCGTCGTCCCAGTCGGACACGATGTCGGCCAGCTTGGACTTCTTGGCAGGTACGGCCGCAGCCTTGGCAGGCTCCTTGCGCACTTCCGGTTCGTCTTCGCTGTCATCCTCCACCACTGGCTTGGCTTTGGCCTTGGCCTTGGCCAGCTTGGCTCGCTCGGCGGCAATCGCTGCGTCTTCTTCCTCGTCCAGCAGCTCGCCCATAGGACGTGCGCCTGCGATTTTCATCGGTGCAGCTTTCACACCGTCAGCTTGCGCCACAGTCAGCATCACGGCTTTCTTGGCATCGTCAGACTCGCCTTGGTTCACTGCGATCGGGTACTCGTCATCTGTCAGCCAACGCGTAGGCGCGAAGAACAGTTTAGGAGACTCGGCCTTGGTGTCGAACTTCATGCGGGTGATGATCTGCTCGGGGTTGACCGGAGGTGTCTGCGCCGCTAAGTAGCGGGCGTAGGCTTGCAAAGGACGCTTGTCGCCTTCTTCCTTACCGAAGATGCTGGTAGCGGGCAGTGTCAGTTGCAGCACATCGCCTTCTGGGTTGTTGGCCAGCACAACAGCGAGGCGCTGTTGGAAGCGGCAGGCGCGGCTGTTACCGTTACCTGACCCTGCTTCGTTCTGGGGGCAACCCATACAAGTTTTGTTTTGCGGAGACTCGATGCTCGCGTCTGGCTTCTCGCCGTCATTGCTCCAGCACTCAGGGCGCACGATCTTTTCGGCGTCATATGCGCCAGCGTAGAAGATGCGGCTGACTTTTGGGGCAGCACGGACGATGATGACGTCAAGGTGACGGTCTTCGATAGCGGCTACTTCCTTGCCACCTGCCACCAGACGGAACACGCCGCCCTTGATGGAGATGCGCTTGGTAGTTACCCCCGCACCGCCGCCTGTCAAGGCTCTGGCGGTATCAGACAGCTCGTTGTTACGAGCGAATGCGGGGACGTTTGCCGAATTGAAAAGAGTGATGTTACTCATGATTACGTTACTTTCTTGCTTTGGTTACACGAATGTCGAACTCAGTGACTGAGTTCAAACCCGGCGGCAGAACACCGGGGTTTTCTTCCAGAAACTGCGCTATGTTGGTTTGGGCAATGCGCTTCTCCAGCAGGTCTACGACTTGATGCTCAAGCACAAATGCTTTGAACGAGTCCCAATCCTGCGTGTTGTAGCGCGTCTTCTTCATCAACGACACCGTTCCGTGGGAGGTCTGGACCGATGTCAGGCCCAATGCCTTCATCTGGTCTTTGATCGCCAAGCGAATCTCTTCGCGCTGTTCTTCCAGCTCAGCAAGCTGGGCGTCAAGCGTTTCCTGTTTCGCTTTGATCTTTGTGTGGATAGCTACCAGTTTGTCGAGCGGAATTGCTACGAGCCCCGGTGCTTCCGTGGTGCTTTCAGTCATTGCTTTCTCCTATATTTTTGTCTAGCGTTGGACAGTGTACATGAATTTCTGGATGCTGCAACCCCCTTTCAAGAATTTATTTCAAGCGCAAACAAGTCGGTCAAAAGTGTGTTGTCACTAACTTTTGCGCTCAGTGCTTTGAACATCTTCTTCTCCACGGGGGAGCCTTGGATGTGGATGACGGTGACCTTGTCGGAGTTCTGCCCCTTGCGGTCAGCGCGGGCAATACACTGGATGTACTGCTCAACGCTCATCAGCGGGCCATAGAACACCACCGTGTCAGCCGCCGTTAAAGTAATGCCGTGCGCTGTGGCTTGTGGTTGCATTACCAGCACCCGCGGTGCGATGTCTGTTTGGAAGCGATGGATGATATCAGCGCGTTTGTTGGCAGATATGCCGCCGTGAATGCACTCGTTGGTAATGCCCTTGGAAGTCAAGTACCTCTGGATAGTCTCGATGGATGCGCGGAACATGGCAAAGATGATGACCTTGCGGTCAGTCTCCTCCAGCACTTCTTCCAACACGCCAAGGCGGGGGGAAGCATCGAACTCCACAACCTCCTTTGTGTCGGTGAGCGCCGCACCGCAACTGATTTGCAGCAACTTGGACAGGCTAACAGCGGCATTGACCGCAGTGATGACTTCTCCCGAAGCCTGCACCATCATCTGGTCTTTGAGCATGTTGTAGTACTTGGCTTGTTGTGCCGTCAACGGTACGTCTCGTGTAAGCGTCATCACTGGCGGTAGGTCAAGGCACTGGTCTTTGGAGAACCTGATCGCTGGTTGCAGCGCATCGAACACTCGGTCTTTTGCGTCGGGCTTTGGCCCCCACTTGTACATCGTCAGCTTTTGCATCACCGCATCGCGCCAGCCCGTGTAGAACATCGGCACTCCCTCGGGGTTGACCAGCTTGGCCAAGCCGTACGCATCGGCAGGCGACTGCGCCGCAGGGGTTCCCGTCATCATCCACAGGTGTGTCTTTGGCGTGAGGATTGACTTGAGCGTCTTCCATCGCTTGGTGGTCACAGTCTTGTAGGCGTTGGCCTCATCAACAATCACCAGATCAAAGCGCCCGTCATTGATGATCTCGTCTGCAATCAGGTTCAACCCGTCGTAGTTGCAGATCACGAACTCGTAGTCTTGCTGAATCATCTCGATGCGGCGTGATGCTTTGGAGTGGTGCGCCACGATTGCAGAGCGGTGGATGATGCTGTTGTTCAAGTCACTTAACCACGCCGACTGCATGATTGACAACGGGCACAGTATCAACACACGCCGCACAAAGCCTAGCTTCATCAAGTAGTCAGCCGCCCACAGCGAGGCCAGCGTCTTGCCTGTGCCGGGATCGTTGAAACAAAACGCACGCTTGTGCATGGTCAAGAAGGACGCTGTCTCTACTTGGTGGGCCATGGGTTTGTACCGCCCGGGCCAGTCGTATCGCCGTGTGATGGGCGACTGAATGTTCTTAACGCCGAGGTTCTTCAGGACACGCGACTCATCCAAGCCCCAGTACACAGCCACATCAAACCCACCATCAAGGCGCTCGATGATTGTGTGCTTGGGGATGATCTTGTACTTGTCTGGGTTGCGCGTCCTGAAGACGACAGCTTTGTCGTCAATGATTTCCATTACTTCTCCGGGTTTTTATTTTGAACTGGCTCTGTTCTTCGCTACGCTGGCCATGCGCAGGTTACTTCGCGCTGATGTGCCGCCACTCTTGAGGGGCTTGATGTGGTCAACATCTTTGCCATCCCCCTTACTGGCTGCGCCTTCTTTCTCCATGATGCGGCGGGCTTTTACTCGCTCACCACGTCTGGCGACTTGTTCGGGCTTGCCGTGGAAGTCTTTGTACTCTTGCTTGTAGTCACGTTTGCTTGATGGTTGTGCCATGTTGTTGCTCCGGTTGCGTAGGTTTCTTGAGTTTACGCAGGTACTTGTGAAAGGCTGCGTACATTTCATTTTGCACTTTGGTTGTGGCGCAAGCCTCCCTGTCGTGCACCGTTAACTGCAAGTGCTTTAAGTCGGGGGAATACCCCAACGAAAACTTGGGCTCCATATCAATCTCTCTTTTTGTTGAACTCGCACGTCTTGACAACGCACCAGCCGCATAGTGGCGTGGGCTTTGGGTTCCACACACCGTTGTCGTGTGCCTTCTCAATGCGGGCAACACGTTCCCGATAGTCCCACCAGTACTCCTCGGCTTCACCGCGCAAGTAACTGGCCTTGACCAAGTCATTTTTTACCACGAACAGCAGCGCTCCAGTGACCTTGCGGATGTGTGGAAAGTGCGCGAACACCATCAGCGCCATCAGTTTAAGTTGCTCCCGATCTGGGTACTTGTTGTTGCCCGTCTTATAGTCGACCACGCGAGCGGTTAAGTTCTCGTCGTCAATGATGAGCAAGTCGGCGATACCCCGGCACCACACATCCGGGTCGTTGAATCCACAAGGGCGCAGGTCAACTGTTACCCCCATCTCATGCTCGCACAGCTTACGGCCGGGCTTGGCTTTGAGCGCATCAAGTGTGTCCTTGACGAATTCAAACTGTGGAGGCAGAGGCTTGTCGTCCTTGATGTAGAACTCCGCAGCCTCGTGCATCTCCTTGCCGTACAGCGTAGCTTGGGTGTCCGTGAACGGGTAGTTCTTGAGCACCTTCACTTCGTGGAACCTACGAGGGCAGCCCTCGTAATCTTTAAGCCCAGAGTGCGACCATTTGATTGTCATTAGAACCTCGCGGATTGAATTGCTTTGGCCAAGCGGCTGCTGAACTCTTCGACGAAGTTCTCGTCGTTGTTCAGGTCAGGGCGGTCCATGCTCTCAAGGATGGCGTGTGTCAGCTCATGCCAGAACGTCTCTTGCAGCGCAGACAGTTTCAGCGGTACGCCGTGATACGACTTCCTTGCCAGCGTGATGGTGCGCTTGGCGTAGTGCACCTCCCCCATGTACAGCCGCTCCTTCATCGACTCCGCGATGTCAACGCTGTACCAGTTATCCCCAACCTTAATCTTCTTTGGTAGTGTTAATGTACTCACGCACTTCTCCTTTCGTTGTTAACCTTTTGCCAAACCATAACGGCGGTGTGCACCAACATCTGAGTTCAGCGGTATGCCGCGCATGTACTTGGGCTCCACAATCATCTGTTGCAGCACCCAGTCAACGGCTCCCTTGACCTCATCGTCAGGCACGACACAGAGCAATTCATCATGCACTGTGCCTACCACGGGGTACTTCTTGTCCACCCGTAGCATGCCGTCTGTCATCACCACACGCGCAGTTCCCTGCACAATGTTGTTCGTTATCTT